GTGGTCGCGATGATCGTGACGACCGTGGCAGCCGCTCGTCGAGCCGTGATCGTGACGATCGTGGCGGTCGCGATGACCGTGATGATCGCGGTGGCAACAACCGTGGTTCGTCGAGCCGTGACAACCGCGATGACCGTGGTGGTCGCGATGATCGCGGCGGCAACGGCACCAGCCGCGGCGGCGGTCGCAGCGACATGGATGATGACATCCCCTTCTAAGAGCTGAGCTTCCCCGTTGAGCGGGGAATATCGAGGGGCGCCCTGATCTGGTTGTGCGTGCCAGGGCGCCCCTTTTCGCATCACAGACATTTGCTTGAATGCAAACCGAGGGCTTATGAGACATCCGTTCACCACCGTGCTCCCTTTCCTGGCCGACGAACTGGCCGCGAAGGCTGGCATCGAGATCATCCCCTGCACCTGCCCGGCCGGCGGTCCCTGCCTCGGTCTCGAGGACGAGCCGGTTGCCACCATCATGATCTTCACCGCCGAGAGCGATGAAGACGACAACGAGGGCGGCGCCTCTGGCCTGCTCGACGATCCCGAGGATCTCGATGATGACCTCGACAACGACGAGGACGACGACTTCGAGTTCGAGCTGACTCCGGAAGGCGTGGCCGAGATCGAGCGCGAGCAGGACCGTCAGGACGTGACGCACCTCGGCAAGATCGTGGACAACATGGTCTACGTCGTCGGGATGTACTCGTCCCTCATCCAGAACAAGGTGGGGGCGTGATGTCGTCGTCCGAAACCACCATCCTCGACATCTCCCCGGGCGCTCTGTCCGACTATTACGACTGGCTCAAGCAGGCGGCTGCCGGCGACGTGCTGGTCTACTGGACCGGCCACCTCCAGCGCGACCGTCAGAAGGAGATCCCGGAGCACGACGTCCTGCGTACCGTCGAGCGCATGAACATCGCCCAGCTCAACGTGATCGCCGACCGCATCCGCAAGGACGCGGATGAGGGCCAGATCCTGCTCACGCAGAAGCGCCTCGGCTACGGCGAGTACGAGTACCGGGCAACGCGACGCCGTCAGATGTACGGCAACGCAGCGGTGGCGAATGACCAGCTCGTCCCAGCTTGAGGCTCGCACCCTGGCGCTCAGCTGGCTCTCCCATGGCGGAGAGCTGGCGTTCGCCCTGAAGGGTGAGCGGGCGAAGCACAGCGACGTCATCTGGCAGCTACTCGTCGAGTCCGTCGAGGTCATCGACAAGACGCCTGACCAGGAACGCCGCTGGCTCACGTCCGGCTCCCGCTCCGGCGGCTGGAACATGATCGGCATGTCGCGGGCCGAACTGATCGAGATCGAACGCCTTCGTCTCTTCAGCTCGATGAAGCCCTTCGACGGCAGCACCAAGACCGCTCCACAGCGGAATGACGTGGATCGTGCTCTCGGCGTCTTGGAGTGGATGCGCTGGTGCAACGTCGCTCGCCTCCCCGAGCGTCTCACCAAGGCGGCCATCGCCCTCGCCCGCGGCGGAGATCAGGAGCTGGTCCACCGGCTCTATTGCCCGACCCGCAAGCCCAATCGGCAGAACACCGCCGAGATCAAGACGAGGACGGTCGGGTTCATCCTGACCGGCTTGAAGAAAGACATCGGCATCGTGCCGGCAGACGGCATCAACTTCAAGGATATGCTCTCGTGAGACCTGCCTGGAATGACATCACGCGGATCGACGACGCCGCACAAAACGTCGCCAAGTTCGTGTTCGACAACGGCACCGCGGTCGCGGAGTCGGTGCTCTACAAGTACCCGGACTACGCCACCCGCACCGTGATCTGCTGCTCGACGCAGTCTGGCTGTCCGGTTGGCTGCCGCTTCTGTGGCGCTGGCGACAACTTCGTCAGGTCGCTGACAGCCGACGAGATCGTCGCCCAGGTCGAGCACTCGATCGAGCAGACCGGCATCCAGGCCTCAGAGATGAAGCGCCTGCAGATCATGTTCATGTCCATGGGCGAGCCGCTCCTGAACCTGAAGGGTCTGATCCCGGCGCTGCGGGAGCTCTATCGGCTGTATCCGAACGCCGCGCTGCTGATCTCCACATCTGCGCCGAACGTCAACTACGAACCCGTGCGGGAAATCTCGATGGAGATCCCGACGATCGGTCTCCAGTTCTCGGTCCACGAGACGACGGACGCCGCGCGTGACTTCCTGGTGCCATTCAAGAAGAAACTGACGCTGCAGCAGATCGCCCGCGAAGGTCACATCTGGCACGAGGTCACCGGCCGCAACCCGTTCTTCAACTACTGCGCCCACGACGGCAACTCCTCGGTCGAGGATGCCGATCGGCTGCGCGCCCTGTTCGATCCGCATGTCTGGAACGCGACCATCTCCGTGGTCTGCGAGCGCTCCGAAGGCATGCCGGCGACCAACGAGCACCAGCGTTCGCTGGCTTCGGACTTCAGCATCAAGATGGTCGAGCGCGGCTTCGATGTCCGCGTGTTCGATCCGGCCGGCCAGGACACGATCGGCGGCGGCTGCGGTCAACTCTGGTTCGTTCAGAAATGGATGCAGGACCACCCCGATCTCGCTCACCCGAGCATCGGTCGTGGCCTGCCAGTTGTCCACGCTCCGACTGCGCATGCCGCGTAGCTCGGACCTCACCGACGCCTACCTCAAATTCCAGGCGGCGAGACGGGTCCACGAGGCATGTCTCTGCCGGCTGGAGGCGTCCTTCATCGTCGGCTCCGCTGAACAAGTGGAGCTGTCGATCTCCGCACTCCTGGACTCGTCGCAGACGCTTGCCGATCGGCTGCGAGACCAGGTGTTCGCCCAGCTCCGTGACGAGGGGATCGATCCGATCACCCGGAGGCCAATGTGAGAGAGATCATCATCGACACCGAAACCACGGGCCTTGAGCGCAAGCTCGATCGCATCGTGGAAATCGGCTGCGTCGAGATCAACAACCTGCTGCCAACGGGCAAGACGTTCCACAAATACGTCAACCCGTTGCACCCGGTTCACAGGGATGCGTTCGCCGTCCACGGGCTCAGCAATGAGTTCCTGAAGACGAAGCCGACGTTCAGACGGGTCGTCAACCAGTTCCTCACCTTCATCGGTGATGCGCGGTTGGTGGCGCACAACGCACCCTTCGATCTCGGGATGATCAACGACGAACTGGATCGGCTCGATATGCAGCCGCTCCAGAACGAAATCGTCGACACGCTGGAGATGGCGAAGACGAAGCGTCCGGGCAAGCGAGCAACGCTCGATGCTCTGTGCTCCGCCTTCAACGTCGACACCAGCAAGCGAGACCTGCACGGCGCCCTGCTCGACGCGCAGCTGCTGAGCGAAGTCTACGTCGAACTGCGCGGCGGCCGACAGTACGGCCTCTCGCTGCTCGGCGAGGACGGTAACCCCGCCCACACCATCGACAACCTGCCGGCTGCGAGACAGCGACCGGTGCCACTGCCGCCGCGGCTCACCGATGAGGAGCGAGCCGCACACGCCGTCTTCGTCCAGACCCTGGGCGGAGAAATCATCTGGAACGAATACCGCTGAGGAGAACTGAGATGCAGTTTCTACGACGTACCCGCCACCTCGGAATGAGCGATGAAGCCCGTGCCGCCCGCATGACGTCTCTTGGCGGTTCGGACGCGCGGATCATCATGTCCGGCAACCAGCAAGCGATCGAGCAGCTCTGGCGCGAGAAGCGCGGCGAGCAGGAGCAGGAGGATATGTCCGAGATCCTGCTGGTCCAGCTCGGCAACGTGACCGAACACCTGAACGCTGACTGGTTCGAGTTCCAGACCGGCATGGTCGTGACCAACGAGCAGGACAAGGTCTTCTACAAGGATTGGGACAAGGCTCACGCCACCCTCGATGGACTCGTGCGTCAGACGCTCGAAGGCCCCGTCAAGGCGATGGTCGAGTTCAAGTTCATGTTCCCGTTCGGCTTCGACAAGCAAGCCGCCTTCGACAAGTACTACCCGCAGTGCCAGCACAACATGATGGTGATGGATCTGCCGGTCTCGTACCTGTCGATCATCACGGGCGCTGGCCAGTGGGTGTCGATGGAGGTCACGGCCGACATCTTTTACCAGGCCAAGATGCTCCAGGCCGAGCAGGACTTCTGGGACTGCGTCCAGACGGGCCGCACGCCCGGAAATCCTGTGGCGGAGGTCCCGCTGCTGGAGAAGATCCGCGTCGCCGACATGAGCCAGGACAACGCCTGGTGCGACCTCGCCCAGAAGATGGTCGAGACCAAGACCGTCGCTGAAGAGCACGAGAAGGCGAAGAAGGCGATCAAGGCGCTGATGCCTGGCGACGCCAAGATCGCCTCCGGCAAGGGCGTGACGATCTCCTACTCGAAGGATGGGAAGAAGCTCATCAACATCGACAAGGAGGCCGTCAAGCAGGCCGACAAGGACTCCGGCCGCCCGTTGCCCGAGCCCAAACCCAAAGCGACACGCTCCCGGAAGGCGGCGAACAGCAACGAGAAACCCGCAGAACCCGCGGCAGACGCCGCTTAATCACAGGAGAGAACCATGGCACGAAGCAATCCCAGGCTCGACAAGATCTACGACGTCTTCGAGAAGCACAAGGTCGACATCGACCGCGACGCGATCTGGGAAGTCCAGGGCACGCCTGTCGTCAAGCACAAGGACGTCGAGCGTCTCGGTGCCGCAATCGGCATCAAGTGGACGAAGCCCGAGATCCTGCGCGCCGAGCGTGACGAGGCGGTCATCCTCGTCATGGGCGAAGCCAACGGCAAGACCGAATGGTCGATCGGCGAGGCGTTGATCTCGCTCGAAGGCAAGCCCGGCGGCAACTACAAGGTCAAGGGCAAGATGGCGGCGTATCCGTACGCCATGGCGGAGAAGCGGGCGAAGGATCGCGTGATCCTGAAGATCGCCGATCTGCATGGTGACGCCTACTCGTCCGAGGAAGCCGACGATTTCAAGGAAGAGTCGGGTAACAGCCGCAACGACGACCGCCGCGATGACCGTCGCGACATCCGTCAGGATAGCCGTCCGGCGAACGACGACAAGGCTCCGGCTCGCGAGGCCACCGTTTCCAAGGAGGAAGGTCAGAAGATCGTGACCTTCTGGTCGGACAAGATCGCGAAGATCACCCGCACCAAGGAAGCGATGGAAATCGCGTCGAGCCAGGACTTCATCAAGGACATGAAAGTCCTGTCCTCGAACGGTGAGTCCTACGTGATGGGCAAGCTCAGCGACAAGTCGCAGGAGCTGAAGAAGGCAGCCCATGCCGGCTAAGGCTGCGGCCTACATGGAGCTGGCCACCTTTGCGATTTCGATCGCCGAGGGGCCAGCCTCCTCCCTGCGTCAGTGGTGGGCGAATGAACGCGCCCACCGCGAGGACTACGGCCTCAGCCAGGACCAGATCGACACGCTCGTGGAGGCCTGCAGATTGAAGGTCGAGTCCTGGGGCAGCGAGGAGAGACCAAGGTCAGAACCGAAACCGAGATCAACCAACCAGCGCGCCCGGCAGGGGTCGCTGATCTGAGGCGTCATGAAGAGAACTGACACATGAGCGCGAGCAACAAGTCGAAGAACAAGTGGATCATGCTCCGTAAGGTGGAGGGCCACATGATCCCGCATGCTGCGTACGATCGGGAAATGCTTGAGGCGATCCCGGAGAACACTCCGGTTCGAGCTCAATTCGCTCAGCCTCGCAGCGGCCCCAGGCATCGTCTCTATCGGGTGATGATCCGCATCGTGGCGCAGAACAGCGGACTGTTCGCCCATGAGGACGCGCTGCACGACACGCTCCTGCTCGCCAACGGCGTCGTGCGCCCGGTTATGACAACGGCCGGCGAGATCATCATGATGCCCTCCTCCACCGCGTACGACGCGATGGGTGAGGACGAGTTTAAGGCCTACTTCGACGCTGCGCTGGTAACCATCCAGACGCATATCATCCCTGGCATCGATCTGGATGACCTGATGGCCGAGGCCCGGCAGCAATCGAATTACAAGAACGCTGCCAACGACAACGACGAGCGGCCGAAAGAAGAGGTGGCGTGATGGAACTGTTGAAGAAGCTGTCCAACCTGATGCGTGGCATCAGCAAGGACGAGAAGCCGCAGATGCCCGAATGGTTCGGCTCCTACCTCGACGAGGACGGAATCGTTGCCGACGTGATCAAGCGTGTCAGCGCTGACAGCGTCGCCCTGGAGCGCTGGCTCGATCCGTGGAGCTGGAAGTTCCCGTACCTGGGGCGCCCGATGCCGTTCGTCCAGCGAGAGCAGGAGCCGGAACATGCCGGCTGCCTGGTGTTCGCCGACCGCGGCATCCGCAACTTCTACGGACTCTGGCACGTCAACAACCCTCACACTGGGGGCGACGAGTTCGAGATCACGGACGGCGTCGTCACCGACCCGCGTCACCCTGACAACTTCTCCGGCCGCATCGTCGATCGCATCAGGGCCGAGCTGGCGAAGCGCTATCCGCAGAAGGTGGCGTGAATGGGAAACGGTGACGAACTGGCCAGGCGCTGCGTGGAGAGCATCAACTTCAACACGCTCAACAAGATGCCAGCTAACGAGGCCGGCATCCTGCTCACCACGCCGAAGGGCTGGAAGGCCCCTCCGCGATTCCCGCGGGGACGACTCAACATCGTCAAGGAAGACGGCACCAGGGTCTGGCACTTCAACGCAATGCGGCTGCTGGCCTTCCTGGTCGGCAACAAGCTGACCACCCTCAAGATCGAGATGAAGGCCCCACCTGAATGAAGCGCATTCTCCAACACGAGCAGACCGTCGTCCTCCACGGCGAGGACGGCGAGAGGCTGCGGGTGTCCTACGACAACCGCG